ATGATATTAGTGACGCCCTCACTAAATTCTGCGTAGCTCTCAATATCATCATTTGGATCAAAAGTTTCTTTATCCTTACCTGACCACTCAGCACCGCCGGACTGCGTGATAATATTTTGTGGTTTTATATTCCAGTCCAGTTCATAGCGTTCAATGCCATCGCCCTCAATGATATTTTTCCCCGTTGTGATTGCCTGAACGGCAAGCCATTCAATACGTGCACGAATAGCTTTAGCCTGATTTACAATCGCCTGTTTAACTTTAATATTACGCGCTCCAAAAGCATTGTATTGCTCAGGTGATACACCAGCAGGGCGCACAGCTAACTTATTTGGATCAATGCTGCTTTTCGGCTTCATATAGCCTGGACGAATTGTCTTTGATTCGTACCCTTCGTCACGTGAAACTTTACTACCCACCATAGGAGAACAAAACGCTGCAATTGGGATATTTGGATCGTCGATTGTATCAAGAATAATGTCTCTTGATTCAAACATTACCGAGCGAGTGAAAAACAAACTGGTAAACAATGCATTTAATTTTTTTTGCACCTCTTCTGCATTAGCCACCTGCACAAGCTGGGCAGGCGAATATAAATCAACCATACTCATCCTCTTTACATTCATTAAAAATAATTGTGGATATATGCTATCACCGATATTTGTCATGCTAACACATGCAACCGAGTGCAATGTTGTATAAAGTTTTGGGATGACAACTTCAGCGCGGATAATTAGTGTTAATATCTTCACTCCCTTTGGTCGGGATTTATGTAGCATGCCGGAAAATATATTTTTTCCGGCCTTTTTTATTGGCAATATTTAAAACGGAATATCATCTCCCCATTGCTCATTATCTCCCACTGGTGGATGGCTTCCTTGCTGATCTGCCTGTTGTTTTGCTCTGTTCAGTGCATCAGTAGCCTGCCCCTGTTGACCTTTTTTGCCGCCCGGTCGCACCGTTCTGGCACTGATTACGCTGTCTGCGATAACCTGCCAGCCCTGCCGCGTTTCCCCGTTCTGTCCGCTCCACTGGCTCACCTGCATATTACCCGCCACGCTCAGGAGTTCGCCTTTGTGATGCTTTGCCAGCGCGTCGGCTTGTCTGCCAAACGCCAGCACAGATAACCACATCGTCGCCGTTCCGTCATCTGCCTGGCTGCATGGCAAAGATACCGCCATCCGTGCCAGTGTCATGGGTGTTCCCTTGCTGGTATGTTTTACCTGTGGGTCGTCCACCAGCCGCCCGTAAGCTGCTATTTGCGCCGTCATGCTGCCTGCTCTCAGGACTTAATATTGATGGTTGTCACTTCCTCCTCTTCGGCAATCTCCCGTTCGGTCAGCGTGGCAAAGTTTGCAGCCGCCGTTGTCATGAATGCGCTTATCAGTTCGGGATGTGCTTTCGCGTATCCTTCCCCGGCGTTGCGGTCTATTGCCTTAATCGCCACCCTTAGCCAGTGTTCAGCCATATCAAGGGCGCGGTAATGTGGCTTTATATGTTTGTTCAGTTTTCCTGATGTGTGCATTTTTATTTTTACCCCCTCGTTTAAAAAGTTTTTTGTGCACCACCACCTTGTCTACCTTGTCTACCTGATTAGTTATCAGGCCAGTAATGGCGCGGGTTTCAGGGAGGTAGACAGCCCCAAATAGCTGTCTACCTCATCTCTACCCGTCTCCTTACCTGTCTACAAAAATGGGTAGATAAGGTAGATAACAGGTAGACAGTGAAAAATAGTTATCTACCTGCATTAATACATTGAAATAAAAGTATTTTATTTCAGTCAGGTAGACAAGGTAGATAACCATTGCCATTTTTTATAAAAACGCATCGCAATCATCAGTAGTCGTTGCGTTGGTCTGCGTGACTCCCTTAACTTTTCGCGTAATATATTCATATCCGTAAACTTTCGCCGCTGACCTCATAGCCTTTCCGAACTCATTCACGCTCAAACATTTCCCCTTTCCTGTATATGCCATGAAGGCCATATAGACACGGTAAAGGCTGTTTCTGGTCGTGTACTTCACGGTGTCACCACCACCGCCCATCATTAGCCCACGAGCTTCCTCCAGAAACTCCAGCGCCGCGCAAAGCTCAACAACCGGATCCGTTTGCTGCTTTATTGCCAGAGCTTCATCACCGTCACGCTGTTCCAGTAATAAAGCCCGTGCCTTTTCAGGGTCAGCAAAATTAGCCAGCAAGCGGCGGATAATTACGGGGATTTCTGCCGCTATCTTTTCCGGTAATTCCTTGTCTTTTTCGTCCTCCCTTACAATGTTGTCGAACCGGAAAATCACCCGACGGCGTGACACACCTCCGGCCCGTTCGGTAAAGATCATCGGGTCGTTATTGGTTGCCAGTACCACCGCCCTTATTATCGTCGTGAATCGCTTCTCATATTTCGGGTTAATTTCAACGGGATCGCCTCCCGTGATTTTCTTGATGCCCGTGCCTTCCCCCGTATATTTCAGCTGATCGGCAAGGACGATAAGACGACTCCCGACAACCTGCGCGCGCCCTCCTGCATCATCGAGTGATGTCATCTCTGCGCTTACGGTGTTCTGTTTGCCAGCAAGCAGGGTGGCAATATGGGTAAATGTACTCTTACCGCTTCCCCCGTCTCCGGTGGCCTCAATGAACATCTGCCAGTCGTAGCGGTTCGCCATAATCATGTATAACGCGGCACATATACGCATCATCTTGCGCGGGTCTTTTCCTGCAGCATGTTCAAGCCATTTATGGAAATTTGGCGCATTATCGCGGATGTTTTCCCCTGCTACTGGTGGCGTGTACTCAATGCCATTGTGCGTGGTGCTCCAGTGCTCCGGTAAGTGCGGAGAAAAATCCCCCGTTTTCAGGTTAAGCACACCATTAGTGAACGGTAGTAAATCACCGGACGGCTCCCCCATGGGGTCGGCAATAACTTTTAACGCTTCCACGGCGTTATTGATTACACGTTTGCTGAACGTGGCCCTGTGCTCTGAATAGATCGCCACCATTTCGCGGCTCAGCTCCATTGTGCTGACCGGACACCATACCCCGCCGCGCCATACGTGGACGATTTCACTTTCTGCATGAACACACACACCATCAAAGCGATCGGCAAGTAGTTGTGCACGTTCACTGTCTGCCATCTGTGAAAGTTGCGCCTTTTGCTTCGTCGGAAGATTAAGCACCAGACTTTCCCCACGCTCGCATTCCTCTTTGAGTCGCGGCAACTGGTCGGATAAATCCACGGGGCTGGTGTCAGTAATCCCCGCGTATTCGTGTACGGTCTTCACTCCAGCCACAGCCAGTAACGTAACAATCTGCGTCATGCTGTGCTCTGTGATATGTCCTGCGCGGTAAACACGCACACACTGACGATCTTCATCAATGATCCGGTAATCGATGATGTTTTTCAGTTGCTCATCAGCCAGCACGACAGGCGGCACATCGTCGGCGGCAATATGTTTACCCGCCCATTCCTGCCACTCTTTCGCATGGCTCCACGCATCACTACCTGCAAAGATGATTACCTCTGTCAGTCTGTCGCGTGGCTGTTTTTTTAAGTTCGGTGCCAGTTTCATTTTTTGCCCCTGAATGCGTTAATCATGCTTTTCATTTTCTGGATGTTTCCCCGCGCTTTTTCCCTGCTGGTGGGCTTACTGCGAGGTGCGGCATATACCAGGGAAAAATCACGCCGGAACTGATAAACAGGCATCACGCAGTCATAGCTATACCCCTCACGGCGGTAAGTGATGCGCCGTTCTGCCACGCCTTTAATCGTTACCGTGCCGCCGTATTTATCGCGGTAAATATCGCCGTTCATAAATTCAGGCCGAGCGGGGCCGCTGGCAATAAAGCCAGAATTTTTCATTTCCATATTATTTATTCCTCGACTTAACTCGACTTATTTGATAACAGGGCACTATTTATTGCGTCATTGAGTTTTTCTGCTGCTTCATCAATAAGTGACAACAGGCCATAAGCAATATTTGCATCTTCATTGTCATTTATGCAATCAAGCCACATATTTAATATTGCTTTTGCTGAATTATTTAAAGTTAATGAACTTTCTGCACATGCTAACAATTTAAAAAAGACTTCCCGTTCTGTATTCATTTAATCCCCCACCAGCTTACTTTCTTCCTCAATCAAAAAACTAGCGACACTTCCCGAAAGACGCGCCAGTAGGCTCGCCAGTGCGGATATATCAGCATCTGTAATTTTGTTCGGGTATACCTCAAGAAGGCGGCAAATAATTTCTGTCTGGTGCGCACGTTCAGCGGCTTCGTGTAATGTAATTTCCTGCATTAATGCACCTCTTTTAATTCATACACTGCTGAAATAATGACTTGTGATAAGCCATATTCTGATGATTCGCTTCTCACCACAGCAATAGCCGTCTGAACATTAACAGCCTTCACGTTCTGAGTGATACCAATTGTGTGGCCTCGTGGGTTAACCGCTCGGGCAAATACACGGAAGGTTTTAAGCACGGCATACCTCCTGACGAATACGGGCGGCGAATACCCTCACGCAACCAGCCGGGGATTGCTGGCGGGCTTCCTGTTCGCTGGTGGCCACGATGTGAATCACGCGCGGTTGTGCCGTACTCAGGGCGATAAAACGCCAGATGAAATTGTTTTCGCATTTCTGAATAAACAGCGTGTTTTCTTCACGCCCTTTCCAGAAAGCCGCAGTATAGCCCATCTCCTTAACCATCTTGCGGGCATCAACCAGCGTGTCAGCGGCTACATGTACCGTAGTTGCTCCATCTGCCATGCGGTCGTGGTGTAGTGCCAGAAAGGTGTATATAAATTTAGGGTGAGTTTGGGTATGCTGTGTTCCAGCCATAATCGTTACCTCCGCGCACTGCCGGGTTTCGTCGTTTTTATGAATCGATCATTGTGAGATACATAGCGACCATAATGTGAGATATACATTATATTGTGGTGATATACATTGCAAGTGTTTTTATATATCACTTTTGTGTATAGTGATATACACATAACAAATTGGTGATTAACTATGTCTGTATACAAAAATGCAAAATCGCAAATGACAACGATCAGGGTTCCCCACGATGTTATGGAGGGCATGGAATCCGTAAAACTGGACGGCGAGAGCAACGCCGGATTCATAGTAACCGCCATGCGCGGTGAGATCGCCCGCCGCCAGGCAGAAGGAAGCGGAGAAAATCCCCTCGTGTCTTCACTGGATGCCTTAGCTAAGGTCGAACAAATCGGCATCAAGGCAGCGGAGGAAATCGGGCAACTCGTAGCCGTCGCTCGTGAAGAACTCCAGCGGCGTAAAGCCAAAGAATCTGAATAATTAGTATCAGCGCCGTGATGTGAGTAACTACGGCGCATTGCTATGTAAATACTGGCAATAAACAGAAAAGGTAGTTCTACTCCGAATAATTTTATCTGACACTACTCCTGAACTAACATGCGCTTATCTTACAGGATATAAATATAAATCCATAAAATCACGATTAAATAAAGTCGCTCCAAACATAAACCACACCCAACGCTTAACAAGATAGCAACAAACAGATAAATAACTTGCAGAAATATTTATCGCAAGGATTATCATTATTAATGACAAATCACTTTACCAAGTCATTCCCCTCTCTTATCATAAAGAGAAAGTAATAAATAAGTTAAGGGAGTTAGAATGCTATGAATCTAAAAAAAATAGCCACAAACACAAAAAACAAGATAACAGAAACATTCAATAAACTTATATTAGAGGCATCTAAAACCCCCACACAAGATGAAATTAAAATACTTGAGAGAAGGAGTAAGAAGTTTAATTACTCCTTTTTCTCATACGCAGTCACAGGAGCTATAATAGTTTTTTGCTCTCAACCATTAATAAAATACGCAAACCCAATACTTATTTTATTGAGTGGCCTGCTATTGTCTCTCACCATTATCCACCTCAGAATTCTTTATATTTCACAAACAAATAGATCATGGACAAAAAATAAAAAAACCGCATATGTTACTTTAATTTTATCTGTATGTTTCCTAGCGTCAACATTGACGTTGCTATATCAGGCTTACGATAATAACATCACACACAAATTGTACTGTAAAAATATACAACAACTTATTGAAAAAAGGATAGAAACAGAAAAAAACATCAGCATATTCAGTGGAATGCAATGCACCCCGGTATATGATTACTCTTTATTTGGATTTAATCTCTTATAAAGAATGTTATTACTGATTTGAGTACAAATTCTCAAATCAGTAATTCATAATATTTTATTCTGAGATAATTTAAACTACCCACTCACCTCGAATCCATGCCTGCACTTCTGAAAGACGATATGCAACAGCAGTGGAACCAATCTTGATCCGCTTAGGAAATTTTCCTTCCTTCTCCAGCTTCCAGCGTGTGCTGTTCGCAAGAGTGGTTAGCTCCCGACATTCTTTCT